CTTTTCCTTAAAGTATTCTCTGGTGAGGTTTTATCAGCTTTTGAACGTGAAAATTTAATGCTGAATATGACTAACGTGAGAAGTATTACTTCAGGAAAATCAGCACAGTTCCCAGTAACGGGGACAATATCTAGTTCTTATCATACTATTGGTAACGAAATACTCGGTACAGCAGTAAATAAGAATGAGAAAATAATAAATATCGATGATATGCTTTTAGCTAACGCATTTGTAGCTGAATTAGACGAACTTAAGAACCATTATGATGTTCGTTCTGTCTATTCAAAAGAAATGGGACAGGCATTGGCGAAAACCATCGATAAGAACCTACTAAATCTAGTTGTATTAGCTTCTAGAGTATCTACTGCCAACGTAACTGGCGGAAACATCGGTGCAGTAATTACTGATGCAGATGCAAACACAAATGCAAGTTCATTAAAGGACAGCATTTTTGATGCTATACAAAAACTAGATGAAAACGATGTACCTTCTTCTGATAGGTTTATCGTTGTAAAACCTGACCAATATTATCAATTATTAAATTTAGACAGTGTTATGTCTAGAGATTTTAGTGCTAATGCTGGTGACAGGTCAAAAGGTGTAATTACTACTATTGGTGGTGTACCTCTTGTTAAATCAAATACAGCAGTGGCATCGTTCACTGACCAGTCAGCGGCATCAACTGCTGGAACAAACAACACTTACATTGGAGATTTCTCTACTGTTCAAGCTGTTGTGTTTCATAAACAAGCTGTAGGAACTGTAAAGTTAAAAGATTTAGTTCTTGAAACTACTTACGACCCTAGAAGACTTGGAACATTAATGACTGCAAGAATGGCACTTGGTCATGGAATATTAAGACCAGAGTGTGCAGTATCAATTAAACTTTCATAATTTAATTTAATTATAAAGTTAAAAACTGGGGGAGATTAATTTCTCCCCCTTTAAAAATATTCTCAAATGACAATTACAACTCGTACATCTGAATTAGAAGCTGTTAATACAATTCTTTCTACAGTGGGTGAAGCTCCATTAAGTTCTTTAACTGGAAGTTTACCTGTTGATGGAACAATGGCTAGAAATGTTTTAAACGAAATTAATAGAGAAGTACAATCTCAAGGTTGGCATTTTAATACACATTACAAAGCAACATTATCAAAAGATGCTAGTAATAAAATACCATTAGCTAGTAATGTTTTGAGAGTTGAATTAGACCCAAATAAATTTTCAAAATTATCTTACGATATAATACAAAGAAATAATTACATTTATAATCTTGCAGAAAATACAGATATTTTTGATAGAGACTTTGATGAAGTTACAATAGTTTACCTTTTAGATTTTGCAGACATACCAGAAGCCGCTAAAAGATATATAACTATTAGAAGTGCTAGAGTATTCCACGATAGAACTTTAGGAGCAACTACACTTCATAAATTTTCTCAAGAAGATGAAGCAAGAGCATTAATTGTTTTAAAACAAGCTGAAGCATCAACAGGAGATTACACAATATTTGATAATCAATTAGGTGCATACACAGTAAGTAGAACTAACGTAATTTATTAAAATGGCACTAGTTAGCAAAACTATTCCTAACTTGGTGCAAGGTGTATCACAGCAACCTGACTAGTTAGCAAAACTATTCCTAACTTGGTGCAAGGTGTATCACAGCAACCTGAAGTATTAAGATTATCGTCACAATTTACATCTCAACTAAATGGATTTTCTAGTGTTGTAGAAGGTTTAAAAAAAAGACCTAACACTACACATATAAAAAAAATTTCAACATCAGCTCTTACTAATGCGTATGTTCATACGATTAATAGAGATTTAACAGAACGATATATTGTCATTATTACTAATGGTTCTATTAGAGTTTTTGACACTACAGGAACAGAAAAATCAGTTGTTATGCAAACAGGAGCTTCTGCATATTTAACTTCAGCATCTCCAAGAACTCAATTTTCTTGTACGTCTATTGCTGATTATACTTTTGTTCTTAATAAAAATATTACAACAGCTATGTCGGCAACGACTAGTCCAGCTAAAATACAACAAGCTGTTTATACTTGTACTCAAGGAATTAATGGAATTAAATATTCAATTACAATAGATGGAACTACTTATAGCCACACTTTAGCTACTACTGGTTCTGTAACTACAGAGCAAGTTAGAGATGGTTTAAGAAGTGCTATTGGAACTCCTGCTGGATTAACATTAGCAAATATTGGTAATTCAAGTTTTTCAGTTATTAAAGCATCAGGAACATTAGCTATTAGTGCTTCAGATAGTTATGGAGACCAAGCATCTCAAGTAATTAAAGGCACTGTAGATAATTTTGATGCTCTACCTTTATGGAGTTTGGGAAGAAACAGTTGCACCAAATACAGTTATAGAAATTGATGAAACTACGATGCCGCATGTTCTAATTAGAACTGCTGATGGAAATTTTAGATTTACACAATGTGATGATAGTACATATACATTAAGTGCAGTTACTTATGACGTACCAGTTTGGGGAAATAGAGTAGCAGGTGATTTAACTTCTGCACCTGACCCAAGTTTTATAGGTAGAAAAATTAACGAAATATTTTTTCACAGAAATAGATTAGGATTTTTAGCTGATGAAAATATTATAATGTCTAGAAGTGGAGAATTTTTTCAATTCTTCCCAGAAACAGTTACACAAGTTTTAGATACAGACCCAATAGATGTAGCATCAACACATTCTAAAGTTTCTATATTAAGGTCAGCAGTATCATTTGATGAAGAACTTTTAGTATTATCAGACCAAACACAGTTTATTTTAACAGGTGGAACAGTATTAACTGCCGCTAATGTTGCAATAAATGTTACTACAGAATTTGAAAGCGATAGAAATATTAAACCTATTAATGCTGGTTCTAATGTTATCTTTGGTTTTCCTAAAGGAAACTATACAGGTTTTAGAGAATATTATATTTCCTCTGATACTGACGTAAAACAAGCAGAAGACATTACTGCAAATGTACCAAAATTTATTCCTAAGAATGTATTTAAGATAACTACTGCAACAAATGAAAACATTGTTGTTGCAATAAGTTCTGATGAAGCAAATGCTCTTTATGTTTATCAATATTATGTTTCAGGAAATAAAAGATTACAAAGTGCTTGGCATAAGTGGAGCATGGGAACTTCTGCTAACACAAACATATTAAATGTAGATTTTATTGAAAATACTTTATATTTAGTAATTCAAAGAGGAACAGACGTATTCATTGAGACTTTAGATATATCTCCTAATTTAACCGATACAGGAGCAAGTTATTTAACTCATTTAGATAGAAAATTACAAGAAAACTCTACAGGAGTTTCAAGAAGCTATAACGCAGGAACAGACCAAACTACTATTACACTTCCATACGCAATTAAAAATACGATGTCAGTTGTAACGAGAAGTGGTGGTGCAAATATTTCTGGTAGAGAAATTGCTATAGTTAGCCAAACAGTTGATGGCACTACGATTGTTGTTAGTGGAAATGTTTCTTCTACAAATTTATTTATAGGTGAAACTTATAATTTTACATTTACTTTCTCTCAACAATTTATGCAAGATGCTGATACAGCAGGTTCTAAAATTTCAGTTAAAGAAGGAAGATTACAAATTAGAAGCTGGGCAGTATCTTATAATGACACAGGTTATTTTACTACATTAGTTCAACCTGTTGGTAGAAGTAGTTCTTCAACTACATTCACAGGAACAATAACTGGCACAGGATTATTAGGCACAGTTAATTTAGAAGATGGCGATTATGAATTTGCTGTTCAATCAGAGAATGACAAATTTACTGTTACAATAAGTAACGACAGTCATTTACCTTCTAATTTTATTAATGCTTCTTGGAATGGTTATTATGTTAGCCCAACAACAAGGATTTAATCATATACGTTTAACTGTTCTTGAAGATATAGAAAACTTAGCTCCAAGATTAAGATTTGAAGATAAAAGAGAAATTTTAAGTTCTATAGGTCTAACACCTTATGAAGGTCTTTATTATAGTTACAAACATTCAACAGTTTGTTTTACAATATTTAATTCAAAAAATATTCCAATAGCAATCTTTGGGGTAAACCAAATAACAAATTCATTGTCTAGTATTTGGCTTTTAGCAAGTAATGGTTTGAAAGAAGTTGAAATACCATTCTTAAGACAATGTAGAGATTTAGTAAATTTTTTAACAAACAAACATAAGATACTTTTCAATTATGTAGATTGTAGAAATGAACTTCACATCAAATGGTTAAAGTGGTGTGGGTTTAAGTTTTTACGAAAAACTAATTACGGAATATTAAATCAACCTTTTTATGAAATTATAAAAATATGTGTACAGGAGTAGAAACAGCTTTATTGATTGCTTCAGTTGCATCAGCAGGTATTCAATACCAAGCAACTAATGCCGCACAGAAAGCACAGCAAACAGCTCAAAATAGACAAAACGAATTAGCAAGACAAAATGCTATTCAAAGATATGCCGCAGAAGGTTTAAAAATAAGACAATTAACATCTCAAACTGCTCAAAAAGGTTTTGAAGCAGATAAGAAAACTAGGTCAGCTCAATCTCAATATGTAGCACAAGCTGGTGATGCTGGTGGTCTTGCTATGAGTGGTTCTACACAAGGATTAATGGCAGATTTTTATAGAACTCAAGGAAACTATAATGCTTCATTAACACTGATTTAAGCTAATGCCAAAAAAATCTGAAAGAAGTCCTGTAGGATTAAATTTAACTCCTGAGTTACCGCAGGTCGTTTCTAGAGATTTTAATTTATTTTACACACCACAAAAAGAACCAGAAGTTGCTGGTTTAAAAGAATTTACTTCTTCATTGGAAAATTTTATTCAAGGCGGTGGTACTAAAGCTGTTTTATTATCCGAAGGTGAAGAAAAGAAAATTAATGTAGCTAAAGCTAACCAAGATTATTTAGAAAATAAATTAGCTTTTAAAGACGCAGTCACTCAAGGAAAAATTGATGCTACTGCAAATCCTTATTATTTAGAAAAATATAAAGAATTAACATTAAATTCTTTTGCAACTCAATTTGCTGACAAAATAGGAGAAGCATATAGAAGTCAAGATATTGTTAATGATATTAGAGCTGGTTCATTTGACACATTTTATAAAAGTGAATTATCCAATTATATAAAAGAAAAACAATTAGGATATTTTAATCCTATAGATTTAGAAAAAGGATTTTTTAAAGAAACTTCTGCTTATAGAAATCAATTAGAAAATAATCATAGACAATCACAATTAAAATTATTTAAAGAAAAATTTGAAGAAAAAGTTTCTGATAGAATTGGCACAATAATTAATCAATTTAAAAATATTGATAATGATGCTTTAGCTGGAACTCAAAATGGTTATGATAAATACAATTTAATGGGTGACAGCATCAATGCTTTAGTTAAAGAACTTATTGATGTTAATGGTAATGGTAGAGAAACTATTGATACAGTATTTAAAGGTTTACAAAAGTGGGCAACAACCACTGATGATATTGAATTAGCTAAAAAAGTAATTTCAGAATTACCAAGTAAAATAATAGGCGGTACAGACAGTATTGAAAATATTGGTAGAATTAAAAGACTAAAACAAGAAACATTAGATGTTTTAATTGAAAAATCTGCCGAAAGAACAAGTAAATTCAATCAGTTATCTAAAGGTTTAAGAGAAAGAGAACAGTTAGAAACTTATAATTTTTTAGCTCAAAAAGTAAAAGAAGACCCTAATTTTGATGTAACTGCTTGGCTAAATGAAAAAGGTAGAACAGGTTCTCAAAAACAAGGTGCTTCTGATTTTATAAAAGATTTACAATTTGACAGAGGTAATACTGACAATCCTGATGTCCTTAAAAAAATAAATGAACTTAATGATGAAGGTAAATTTGCAGAAGCATACAATTATACTAGAGAACAGTATCAACAAGGAAATTTAAAAAACGACACTAAAAATAAATATCTTAGTGAATATATTGCTGATGCACAGTCAGGTAAATACGAAGCTGTTTTACAAAATCCATTAGTAGCTGATGAGATAAAAAATCTTAATAAAATTATTTCCACTGAAAAAGGTGGTGACAATGCAATAGAAGCTAGTGAATTTAAAAACTATATAACTAAAAAATTAAGAGCTTGGTACAAAGATAATGCTAAATTATATACATCTCAATATGCTTTAGATAATGCTATTGAGAAAGAATATATTTCTATTGTCAAAGATTTAAAATCTTTAAATAAATATTCAAGTTTATTTGGTAAGTTTGATGATAGTTTAAGATTTGGCAAAGGAAATAATTTAGTTGAAAAAACTGATAATGCTATTTTATTACAAAAACAAATTGAAGAAGCTAATAAACAAAAATTAAAAGAGCAAAATAAAAATCTGAAAGATGATGAACTTCAAAAACTTTATAATCAAAAACAACTAGAAAAGAAAAAATATTATTCTAGTCCTGAAAAAGCTAAAAAAGCTGAAGAAAAAGATAGAGAACGTAAAGCACTAGAAGTTATGAAAAATCCTATATCAGGATTAGTTAGAGATGCTTTTGACCCAAACTTTAATAAAAAATAATATATGGCACAACGATACGCACTTCCCAATGGTAAATACATTGAGGTAGATGAAGACTTTGTTGGTTCACAAGATGAAAAAGATTTATTAGATACTTTTAATTCTAGAGAACAACAACAAGGAATTGAAACATCTCAATCTACACAATCTGATAATGGAGTTCCTCAAGGTAAAGAAAACAACTGGATTTGGGATAATGTTGTAGTTGCACCTTATGAAGGTACAAGAAAGTTCATAAATTCCTCAGGAAGACTGATTGAGGATTTAGGTGACACTTTAGGAGAAGCCACTAATTTTTATGGTCTAGCATTAGGCGATAAAGCTGAAAATGGGCTAGTAGAACTAGTTTCTAAGCAAACTGCCAAAGAAAGAGGTTTAAAAGACCCTATATTTGGTGAAGTAGATAAAAGAGATTTTTACAATGGTGGAATAAAGGGGTTCTTTTATGACCCAGCACACCCAGAAAATGACGACCATACAACAAGTTTAACTGGTAGCTTTGTTGAAAGCGGTGTTCAATTTTTACTAGGTTACGCAACAGGTGGAAGAATTTTAAATAAATTTGGTGCAGTAGCACCTGTAACAACAGCTCAAAAAATATCTCAAGTAACTACACAAGGAGCTATTGCTGATTTTATTGCATTTGATGAAAACTCAGGAAGATTTGCTGATGTTGTAACTCATTATGCACCTGATTTTGGAAATACATATTTATCATACCTACAAACAAACAAAGAAGATACTTGGTATGAAGGAAGATTAAAGAACTCATTAGAAGGAATGGGTCTTGGTTTATTAGCAGAAGTTATTTTTAAAGTTGCTAAATCCAGTAAGAACATTGTTTCTAAATCTTTAGATGATGCTGATTTTAAAGCAGACCAACAAGTTATAGCTAAAGCACAAGAAGCTATTATTAGTGTTAAAGACAAATTAGACGAAGCACAAACAATCGGTGAGAAAATGAAGATTGTTAATGATGCTTTGGAAGACGTTGATGGTTTAAAACCAACACCAAAAAAAATATCAAAAGAAGAAAAAGTAGTTTTACTAAATAAAATAGCCCAAGAAGATTTATTAGTAAATTATGAAAAGTGGAAAGCAGGTGAGATGTCTGCTGAGGAAGCATTTAGTATTCCTAGAGCTTGGATTAATTTAGATACGATTGATAAAAGTTTAACTACATCTGATTTTATAAAAACAACTGTATCAATTATAGATGCAGTTAAAAATAGTTATACTCAAGTTGAAAAGAAATTTAGTGACGAAGTAATTAAAAGAAAAGCCATATTAGAATATGGTGGAGATATAAATAAAGTATTTCAAGATTTTTCTGATTTAACAAAAGTATTTAAAGAAAAAGAAGTAGCACCATTAATTTATCAACACGAAGTAACATTAAATTCTTTAGTGAATATGTTAGCTCCAATGGTTCGCCAATCTAAAATGGGGTTAAGACCACAAAAAGAAGTTGATACATTAATAGATTTAATTGCCGCAATGCAGAACAATCGTAAAATAATTGCTTCTGAATTTGGTGGTGGTTTAAATACATTTGGAAAAACTAAAGAAGAATTTCTTAAATCAAATATTTTAGAAGAAAACTTTAGAAGGGCTATAGGAGAATTTCAAAATTTTAGTTCTAAGAACCCTGAAGCAAAAGCAAAATTATTAGATAAACTATCTGCATTAGATAGACCTGATGTATCTAGAAGAATACTTAATTTTGTATTTTCTAATAGGATTTGGGATATTACAAATGAAGTTTGGGTTAATGCTTTATTATCAAATCCTAAAACATTTGCTATTAACGCAGTATCAAACGCAATTACAGCAATCGCAAGACCTATTGAAGATGCTTTAGGTGCTAAACTTTCTATTTATTTAGATGGTGAAAATTTAGCTAAAAAAGTTGTATATGAAGGTCAATTAAGAGAAGCTAAATCTACATTAGCAGGATTAGGAACTTATTTACAAGAAGCTACTAAGTATATGGGTTCTGCTCTTAAGAATGGAGAACTTATATTAGAAAGTTCATCAAAAGCAGATACGACTAGAACTTTTACAGGAACAGGTTTAGCAGGAAAAATAATTAGAACTCCTACAAGAATTTTAAATGCTACTGACGAATTTTTTAAACAGATTAACTATAGAGCTAAATTAAGTTCTCTTGCAGTTCAAGCTGGAGAAGCAAAAGGATATAAAGGAAAAGATTTAGAAGAATTTATAGCTGAATACATCAGACAAGGTTTTGATGAAAAAGGATTAAGAGGAACTAATCTTGAAGCATTAAAATATGCACAAGAAAATACTTTTACTAATGAACTAACGGGTTTTAGTAAAAAGTTTCAAGACGCAATTCAAACATATCCAGTTTTAAAACAATTCTTTCCATTTGTAAGAACACCATTTCAATTAGCTAAAGCAATCGCTGACAGAACTGTTGGTGGAGTAACTTATAATCTTGACCATTTATTAGGTAAATCAGGTGACCCTAAAATGATTGCTAAAGTTAGAGGTCAGACAGCAATGGGTGGAATACTTTTAACATCTGCAACATTGTTAAGTGAACTTGGAATGTTAAGTAGTGCTACTAATCAAAATGCAGGATTAATTTCAGGTCAAGGTGATGGAAAAGCATTAGATAAATTTGATGATGCAGAATTATTAAGATTAAAAAAATCAGAAACTAATTTTAAACCTTATTCATTTAACATAGGTAACGTACAAATACCTTTTGGAAGATTAGACCCCTATGGAGCTTTCTTTGGAATTATAGCTGATTACTCAACTAATAAACAAAGATTTACCCAAGCAGAAATAGAAAGAATTGGTGCTGACATGCAATTATTCTTAGCAGGTCAAATGGAAAATAATCCAATTTCTATGGCAGATATGGCAGGTATTCGTGTTGCTTCTGCTTATGGTGCTTTAAAAGATAACATTTTAAATAAAACATATTTTCAAGCTATTCACGACATTGTTGAAGCTGTGAATGATAAAGATGGAAATAGATTACAAAAATATTTTAATAACAAAGTTGGAAGTTTAGTTCCTAACCTTGTAACTAAAATTGTTAATGACCCTTATTTAAGAGATGCACAAGGAGTTGTCGATGAAGTTATAGGTAAAAGATTAGGATTAGGAACACCACCATCACCTAAATATAATTTTATGGGTGAAGCTCATACAGCAGGTGATGAAAATGCAATTACAAGATTTTATAATAATTTCTTAAACCCTGTTCCAGTAGGAACTAAAACTGATGACCCAGTTGCAAAAGAAATTTTAAGATTAGGAAAAGCTCCTGAAGTTTTAAAGAAATTTCAAGATGGAGTGGATTATACAGAATATCAATTTGGAAAATTGTCTGCTTACGACAGAATTAATCAACTTTTAAATTCTACTAAAATTGAAGGTATGACTTTAAAAGATAAATTAGCTGATGAAATTCAAAGCGAAGGTTACAAGAATAGAACTGACCCAATTAAATTAGCACAAGGTATTGCTGATGATGGAACTAAATACCAAAGAATAAATCAGATTTATAATGTTTATAAAATTAAAGCTGAAACAATGTTTGAAGCTGAAAAAGCTAATTATAAATATATAGATAACCCAGACAGAAATCTTTTTACGGACACTAAAAAACAAAAAATCAATCAAAACGTAATAAGAGGAAGTAGAGACGCAGAACGTCTTCAACCATTAATTAATTTTTACCAACAATAACTAATGCCAACATATTTCGCACAAGTTACCTATACAGGTAACGGAAGCACTACGTCTTATGCTATTCCGTTTTCTTACATAGATAGCTCTCACGTTAAAGCATATATAAACGGAACTATAACTTCCGCATTTACTGTAAGTACATCAACTCTTACATTTACTTCAGCTCCAGCTAATGGTGCTACAATAAGAATAGAAAGACAAACACCTCTTGATGCAAGACTAGTAGATTTTGCTGATGGTTCAGTTCTTACTGAAGCAGACTTAGATAGGTCAGCTAATCAAAATTTCTTTATTGCT